TTCAGTGTGCAATACATGACAACATAGCCCACTGCGTAGCTTTGGGTCGGACAGTCCAAGCATAGGAGATAAAAATGCTTACAGAAGAAACAATACAAGACAAAATAGAAATTATAGCAGTTTATGACTATAAACTAATTCAGGTGCGTACAGCCACGGTCATCAAGCGTGACGGTGTAGAGATCAGCCGATCCTTCTCACGCCATGTCGTCGCACCAGATGCAGACATCACAGGTGAAAGCACAGAGGTGCAAGCCATCTGTAACGCAGTTCATACACAAGCGGTTAAGGATGCTTATGCCGCACACTTAGCAGCGCAAGAAGTAGCAGCGGAGTAAAGACTCATGAAAGAGACAGACAGTTGGCACCTGTCCAAGTCCGTGCCAATTACGCTAATCTTTGGTCTCCTCGTTCAAGCGGGGGCCATAGTATGGACCGTCAGTATGATGATGGCAGACATCGAGTCAAACATGCGTGACATTATGGTCCTAGAGATAACCGTCGGTGAACTTGAAGATGTCGTACAGTCACAGCAAGTCTCACTCGCGCGCATCGATGAGAACATTAAGGCGATCCGAGACGCTGTCGAATACATGATGGACCGCCAAAGAGAAGAACACACACAACAATAGTTTCGTAACCTAAGGAGAGCTTAGGAGACGAACCAATGCTACTTGAACTTGCCGCTTTTAACGCTGGCTTTGCTACCGTAAAAGCCACCATTAGCGCTGGGCGTGACATTGCTTCAGCTGCGGCGGCAATAGGTAAAATGGTGGACAACAAGGACGCCATGCAGCAACGCCTGTCCAAAAAGAAGAACTCAGTGTTCAACGCTCGCATGGAGTCAGACCTCGAAGAGTTTATGGCCTTAGAGAAGATGAAGGAAGCTGAGGCCGAGCTAAAGCAAATGATGATTTACATGGGTAGGCCAGGTTTGCACGGCGACTTCCTGAAGTTCTGTGCTGATGCACGTAAGAGGCGCAAAGAGGCAGAACGACAAGCACAGAAAGAACGTGAAGAACTAATGGAAGCCATTGCCACTGGCGCTGGTATCTTTCTAGGTGCCGTCTTGTGTGTCGGTGCTCTCGTTGGTTTCATCTATTGGTATAAAGGATAACTCAGATATGAACGAGATGATCCCCGACAAGAAAACCTATCAGACAAACAAACGACGCATGGCCTGGACTGCTCTGGCTATGATGATTGTGTCTACCGTCGCAGTACTTATAGATCCCGCCAGGATGGCTGAGGCCGACGCTGTACTCATGATGATGTATGGATCCCTCAGTGCCCTAGTCGGCGCATACTTTGGCTTTTCGTCAACTCAGGTCACCAAGTCATCAGCTGTGGCAACGCGGAAAGATGACTATTAGGGCCATAGTCCTGGTCGTCCTGAGTTTCACCCTTGCATCCTGTTCTGGCATCCCTGGCTGGCTCATGCCTGGCGGTGGTGGTCCGTCTGTGACCGCTGTCGGCACTCAGTTAGCCAAGGAAGCCAACCAGCAAGTGGTGAACGACCAGTCGAACATAAGAACAGAAGACGGCGACATCGAGGTCACTGAACTGACAGACACAGTGCAAACCCGAGACGTCGAAAGCATCAACATCAAGAACACTGACATACCGCCCTGGGTCATCATTGCGCTGATCCTTGGTTGGCTGCTGCCTTCACCAGGTGAGATGGGCAGGGGTCTGATGTCAGCACTTTCAAGTCTGCGAAGGAGACCCAATGAGACCAGTTAACGAGATTATCATCCACTGCACAGCCACACGCCCAGGCTGGTGGAAAGACAAGAGCGCTGCCGAGAAGACAGCGGAACTACGACGGTGGCACGTTGAGGATCGTAACTGGAGCGACATCGGCTACCACTATACTATCGATAGAGACGGGACGATCACCAAAGGTCGATCTATGGAACGCAACGGTGCTCATACAAAGGGCCGCAATAAGAACACCTGCGGTATCGCTTTGTTTGGAGGCTTCGGCTCTACATCCAATGACCGCTTCAGTGAGAACTTTACGCCTGAGCAGATGGCGTCACTCCAGCAACTTGTTGCGGATCTGACAAACACCTACCCGATCACTAAGGTCTCGGGTCACAACCAGTATGCACCAAAGGCATGTCCTGGGTTCAACGTCTCGAACTACTTCAAGTAATTCCCCTCAGCAGAAAGGAAGGTGATCCTATGTCTATCGTGGCTGGATTTCCTGTGTCGATCCCTGAATTGATCACAATAGGAATGCTGGCTGTCGTCATCTATAAACTTAGGTAATCAACAGCCCACTAGATAACATCGGTCCGACATCAGCATGGCTATTAGCCAGCATCGGTTTGGATCGGTGTTTTTTGCTCCTCGTCAGTAAACAAAAGTATTGTAAAATGTCATCGGAATAGTTATCTATCGGTTACGGACGATGAGACTGGGAGTTCACAAGTCGTCGGTAGTGTGACAGCGGAATCATAATCCGCGTGTCGGGGGTTCAAGTCCCTCCTCCGCTACCAACCAAGAACTCATCGGTATTCATCAGTCCTTAACTATAAGGAGACTGATTACGATGACTAAAGTTACCCCATATTACACACTGTTTGTTCGCTCACCTGAAACTGGTGAATGGGAAGACGTCTATGGCTCATATGTCCGTAGCGACTGCAAAGACGAATGGCTCTACAACTACAACGGCTACGGCGAGTACACTTCCAAAGATGCCAAGGTCTTCAAGACTGACGGATCTCACGAAGCACTACTTCGCGTCCACCGTAAGCTAAACCCTGACGAGGTGTCAGCATGAACTGGCTGGGAGACCTCATTGGATGCCTGGCACTGTTTGTCATGCTCTACGTCGGTCTGGGTGCAGCACATGTATTCGGATGATACGGACTTAGACGATTTCCTTAGGCAGCTGTTTCCACCGTTGCCTAAGCCATCCAGGGAAGAACCTGACTACCGAGATTACGTTCCCTGGAAACCATCACACACTGGCGAAGAGCCACCGTTCTAACTGGGAGAAAGAATTATGAACTTTACAGACTTTGTTAATCAAGAAGCACCAAACATCTGGAACGGCAAGCACCTCAAAGAAAGCCGTTCAAAGATGCACAGGTTTGCTGAGTTTAAAAGCATTGGATTTAAAGGTGTCGATGAAGTGACCGCGATGGATATACATCAGTTCGGACTACACCTTTTAGATGTTGGATTATCCGATAATACTGTTGACCACTACAAGGCAGCTATAAGCGCTATCCTTCGTCATGCAAAGGATCTCGATTTAGTTGATAAGCTACCGACGATAAAGTTTGCACACAAGAAGCAGGGCCGTGTACGTTTCTTGTCTGATTCTGAACAAGAGAAACTACTACGTTTCTTTGGTGGTCATAAACACTGGTGGATGAAGCACTGGTGTCAGATCGCACTCAGCACAGGTATGCGTCTCGATGAGATCAGACGTATAACACCAGACATGGTTGAACAGCGCGGCCCCCGCATGTGTGTTGTGCGTTTGACCAAAACTAAGAATGGTGACGATAGAACCGTGTTCCTAGCTGGTAAGGCTTATGATGCACTTAGCGAGCTAGAGTTTACGCCAGGCGTCCTGTTCTCACACAAGAAGTTTTACAAGGCGTGGGGCGAGGCACGTAAAGAGATTGCCCCTAGTGATAAAGAGTTTGTCTTTCACACACTTCGCCACACTGCGGCTACCACAATGGTAAATGACCACAACATGTCGACCATTAAAGTAGCCATGGCGCTGGGTCACAGGCAGCTGTCAACTACACAAAAGTATGTGCATCAGAAAGAGGAATCAGCGATGGAGATAGCTAAAATCATGGGGGCCTAATGGCTCCCTTTTTACTTCAAATGATAAGGAAATAGAAACTAATAAAAACAATGGGTTGACTAAGGGACCCCCTCAGAACCCAAGGGAGACTACAAGGATGACGCATGAGGGCTTTCAGCGCCAAGCTGAACTTGAGTAACAAATGATCCAAAGAGGTCATGAGAGATACAACAAGAGACAACAGAAACTAGCACACAGTCAACGAGAGGTACCTCACCAGGTACTAACCGAGGCTTTACCTAGAGTATCAAAAGCAATTACCCAGGCAATCGAGGAAGACGCTAAGAGGTTCTACAGCGGCCTAGGAAAGAAGAGCTTGTGGTATGAGGAACTGGTAGACCAAGACGCAGACACTTTAGCCTACATAGGTCTCAACGTCTGTTATGAAAGTGTCATGCAGCAAGGCACCTTAGCTGGCACTCTAATTACCATAGGCACTAGGGTCGAACTTGAAGCTTGGTCTGAAGAGCTTAAAGAGTTTGACAAGTCACTCTGGCAGCGGATCGTAGGTCAGGTTTCTAAAGACCACTCAAGTGAGCGCTACAGGTTAAAGGCTGCAAGGATCATAGCTTCTAAAGCTGGCTTTAAGCATGACAAGTGGTCTAGATCTATGAAGGTCAATATAGCAAGTCCAATACTTAATGCTGTCTTAGAGACTTCAGGGATCTTCGAGTTAGCTACTGTGGAAGAGAACCTAAAGACACACAGGACCCTTACGTTAACCCCAGAGGCAGAGGACATCCTAAAGCAGCGCATGTTCAGAGCGTCATGGGCAGAGCCGATGTTTGGTCCATTAGTTACACCACCGAAGCCTTGGACAGCTTTTGACACAGGTGTCTACCAAGATGAAACTTTAGCAGCCTTAGTACCATTGATCCGTAGGACTACTACAGAACAGAGGAATGCAATTGCAAAAGACTTTGAGAGACACGGTGAACCCATGTATGTCAAAGCACTTAATGCACTCCAGGCAACCCCACTGCGGATCAACAAACGTGTACTAGAGATGGTAGACTACTGTGTTGATGAGAAGCTTAGGTTTGGTAAGTTCCCAGAACTAGAGCCACCAGAGTTTCCTAAGCTCCCTAAGGATTACGAAAGCCTACCAGAGAAGACCCAGCGTCAACTTAAGAAGGATCAAAAGGATTGGCACATAAAGAGACGAGAGTCAGTAGCTAACTTGGTTGTCATGAATGATGACCTGAGGACTGCACATGAGATGGCTAACTATGAGTCATTCTCAATCGGCTGGAGCTTTGACTTCAGAGGGCGCATGTACCCTGTGTCTCACTTTAATTATCACAGGGATGACCATGTGAAGGCACTCTTTGAGTTTGCTAGGGGTAAACCCGTGGCTGAAGAGGACCGAGGGTGGCTTGCGATACACCTGGCTAACGTAGGTGACTTTGATAAGGTGTCTAAGGCGTCTCTCGACGATAGGATCCAATGGGTCTTAGATAACGAAGATTGGCTACGTCAGATTAACGACAGCCCTAAGCAAACCATCGAACTATGGACCGCAGCTGATAAACCCTTTCAGTTTCTAGCAGCCGTCTTTGCTTACTTTGACGAGAGTGACATATGTCACTTACCGATAAGCCTAGACGGTACCAATAGTGGTGTTCAGCATTATTCATTGGCACTGAAGTCTGAAGATACTGGACGGATGGTTAACTTAGTGCCAAGCGATAAGTGTCAGGACGTCTATCAGCTTGTGGCA